TTTCTGTTCATTCATTAAATCAGCCATGAAACTAGCTACAGCTTCTACTGTTGGTAGCTGCCCTCTGTCAGCAAATATAAAATTACCGTCAACCCCTACGGTATTTCCATCTTCGTCTTTATCTACATTTGCATTCAGGCCCATCATGATTGCGTGTTCCCAGGACCATTTCATTTCAGTAATAATAAAGACAGGCAGTATACCCATTCTTTGCGCATTAACAGCTACCTCTAGTAGAGCGGTGGTTTTTCCAGTATCGGAATGTCCACGTAGTAAAGTAATATGACCAAGAGGAACTCCAGGTAATGATACCATCTCTTGCCAAGCAGGAGATAATGGTATCCATTCTTGCTCTTTAAATGTATTATTTGAAGTTCCAAGACCTTTTGCGGCCTTAAATTTATCAAGGGAGAATGTCCCCTTTACAGACTTGGAGATATCACCTCCAAGACTAACCTTTTTTCTACCCATCTAATTAATCTTTAAATAAATCTTCGAATTCGTTCTCGTTAAACTCCTCTTTTTTCTTAACATTTAATGTATAACCTGTATCTTTACTAGGTGCAGGAGTTTCATCTGTATCTACCTCAGCTGTATCCTCTGGATTTAACCAATCCTGAAGTGCCGTTTTCATTTCATCATAAGAAAATTTCTTATAATATTTTAATAATTCAGGCTGTTCAGCTAACCATTTTTCAACTAATGTATTATCATCTGATAATGGAGTTTGTTTAGGTTTAACTCTAATTGAAGTTTGTGGATAAGGATTACCTTGTACTACTTCTACTGTCATATCAAGTCCTGATACTACATCAGTAAAATCACCGTAATCTTCATCAGCAGCATAACTAAGTAATTCTTGGTAAATTTGTTTTCCAAATTCCCAAAAACGTACTCCTTTATTCTCCTCACCTCTAACTACTACAGGAGCAAAAACTCTCATTTTTGGTTCTAACTTTTTAGCTAGTCTCCAGTTTTCAGGTTCAGATGTTTTACGAAGTTCTTTTGAAAACTCTACAATAGGATCTTTCTCACCATAATTAATAGGAGAAATCATTGTTCTGCTTCCAATTCCATAGTGAAAATAAACTTCACTAAATGGGTTTTCTTTGTTTTCCTTAAATGGGACAAATCTAATTTGTGATTTACCCATAGGTGCCTTCCAAAAATATTGACTTCTATCAAATTTTTGTTGGGTCTTGTTTTGTCCAGATGTGGACTGAAGTTGTTCTAACTTGCTTGAGATTAAATTTAAATCCATTTTTTATAACTTTTTAATGAAACGTTTAATAATGTAATAACCTATTTTTAGATAACCAAATTAAAAATTAATTATTTCATGTATTTTGGTATCTAATTTTTTTAATTCACCCCCGGTAGTTAGCAAAATACAATTTTTATAATCTTGCCAATTTACTTTAAAACTAGTATCGAGGTTACCGCTATTTAATGATCGGATTAAATCATTTAGGGCATTAATTGTATAAAGAGTATTAGATTCTTTTTTTCTATGTAGTAATATTGTGTTGTCTAATATTTTATCAGACATATTGAACGAATCAACATTATAAGTACACACATATTCCTTAGTTGAATCTACATATAAGACAAATATTTTATTAAATAAGATTTGATATTGCCCTTTTATAGTATTAACGGTAGAATCTAATGCATCCTCAGTGGTAAATGTGCAGAATAATTTATTTGCCAAATCGTCAAAGTTTATTTCGTAATCCATAATAAATATTATATATACTTTAAAGAATTATAATTACTGCCATACGCAACCTTTATAACGTAACCATTTACTTCAAATAATTGTTTAATTTTTTCCAGAACCTCTTTACCATCCGCCAAAGAATAATCAACTAGAAATGAATCATATGTGTATAATATAACCTTACTTTGTTTATTCTCCAAATATTCTATTACTTGTTTTACAGATACAACATTATTATATGTTTCAGCTGATTGTATTATATAATTTAATATTTTATTTGGTGTTGGGTTCTGTATTTCTGTTTTATCTAATATTTTACCTCCTATTAATTCTAATTTACCTGTAGCATTAAATAATTCCCATAATTTATCTACATATTCATTCATTGCCTTAAAAAATGGTATATCTTTATACTTATCAAATACACCTCCATATAGTTGTTTAAATGTTAACTCTTTAGATTGATTGTATTCCTCCTCAGTCAACGTATCTTTAGCGAAATACATGCGTCCTAATTGGGTATGGACAGAGTCCCTATCTAATGGAAAATCAATTAGCTTTGCCAGTATTCTTACGTGATAAGCGTCATAATCGTACTCAAAAAACATATCATTTTTAGGTATAAATGCTGTTCTAGAACCATCATTTTTATTTAAAGCAGCGAAGTTAACGCCATTAAATGAATTAGTGGGTCGTGTGGTGAGATTATATAGATTATACTTAGTATACACTGTGTCTCCATGATAAAACCATTCTTTTTCATGGTATTTAAAGTATTTATCAAAATAATCAGGATGTACCTTTAGGCCCTGTTCTTCTATGGCCTTAAATACAGTTGGGAAAGTAGTATTATAAAATTCGTTTACTTGTTTTGGGATCTTTCCTTTAATCTCCTCAAAACCATTTTCCTCTTGTTCATAAATTTTCGGGATCGGTACCAACGACGTACAGAATGGTAAGCTGCCATGCTTAGTAAAAGTACGGGACCAAATAGTAGTATAATCCAACTCAGTATCATAATTTAAATCTATTAATTTATCGGAATCAAAGTGATATAAACACTTTTTTTTATCTCTAGTATAAATTTTTTCATACTTAGATTCAATCCATTCTTTTACTTTAGCAAAAGATAATTTAAATGCTTCAGAATGGTTTATAGGAAATATGTATCCTTTACTCTCAAATGTACGGAAATAAATAACACAAGGAGAAGTTAAAGCAGGATGATATTCATTATTCATATTGACTATACTAATATAGCAACTATTTCCTGAACAATGTAATCTATTTAGTTGTTCTTCTGTTTCAACAATATAATACATAACCTTTTATTCATAACTAATATAAACTTGTTCTTGGACTACTCCTACCTCTTCCACTAGTTCCTCCAGATCTTACTCTTTGAATACCTCCTCTTAATCCAGCACGTCCTCTTCTTCTTCTTGTTACTGGAGGTAATGTACGACTACTCTCTATAGTATCCTCACTATCTTTATGGAATTGTCCTAAATTTCTTAAATATGATTTTATACCAAAAAATTGAGAGTTAACCCTATCTACAGTAATTTTATTTGTTTTTGCACAATCATCTGCACTTTTACCAACTATTCTCCATAATAATTTAATAACTCTCCATGTAGTATAATTAAGTCTACCATCTCTTTTAATTAAACTATCATAATCATTTTCAGATATTTCTATTATTTTATTAGGTTTTTCAATAACACGTTTAGCAAAATATCTTGTAAAATTACCCCTTCTATAATCTTCTGGACTAGGTTTAGGGGTAAAACTTTTAGGATCACTACCATATTTTAAATTGGTATTAGGTTCTCTATCACCCTTTACACTATTATAAGAATTATTTTGAGGTAAATTTCTTCTAGATATGCCCGGTGGAATATTTCTATCAGGATTAGGTGTTAATAGTCTTTTATTAGGATCGGAAGGATCCACACCTGTAAAAAACTGATTATCATAAGTAGAATGATAAGGTCCTCTATATGGTTTTCCAGATTCACTATCTAAAAATTCATTATTAACGGCATATAGGCCAGGATTTATAAGTCTTTTAGGTTTATATGGCATATTTAATCTCTATTAATCATTTGTCCTCTTAAAGTTGTAGTCCATTTATTATTATTAAAATTATGGTTTATGGAAAATATAACAAAAGCTACTCTACCTCTATATCTTTTTGGAAGTCTATTATCTGGGATTGTAAAAGCAGTATAGGGTAATATTCCGGTTATACCATCTATAGTTAAAGAATATTCAAAGGGTATAAGAATATTATCTTTCTTATTTGGATTTACTGTAAGATCCCCTTTTTTAAGAAGAATATTTTGTCTATCACAAAAAAGTGTTTTTAATTCCATAGCATCTTCTTGTTTTAAAACACTACCATTTACAGCATAAATTTTATAAAGATAATCAAATAAACTTTGTAATGATCTTTTTTCATTAACTTCTCTTGCTTCATTATTTTTTTTCTGTAACCCCTTATCATCCGCGGGGACTATCTCTTTTGAAAATCTAGTTGTTATATCACCGTTTAATTTATTATAACTTAATACATCATCAGCAAATTCACTAATTTTACTCTTAGATCCAACTCCTTGTGCTGCTATTACTATTTGGGAAGCTAAATTTTTAGAAATTTTAGTAGAAAAAGAATAATCATACGCTGTTGAATCTATACCATAAGGAATAATTTCTTGTAAATTTATATCTTCCTTAGGTAAAACTCTTTCATCAATTACTCTTAAACATTTTGATTCATTAACAAAAGTTAATTTTAACTTATTAAAATTACCTAAAGCTCTACTTATTTCTTCTAAAATTTTATCTAAATATTGTCTTAAAGTTACCTCTCCTTTATTTGATTCTCTTAGTCTTTTAAAAGTATTAATGGCAAAATTTATATTAACTAATATATTAAATATTTTACCTTTACCATCTCCAGCATCAAATTTATTAACAATTCTATTAGTTACTACACTTCCTCTTAATGAAGTAAGATTTTTTTTAGAATTAGGGGCACTACTTACTTTTTCAACAAAAGGTTCTACTTTGCTATTCTTTATATCTAGTGGTTCAAACATATTTTCGTATGTCTTACCACCACCATTAAAGGGAATTAAACAAACACTAGGATCAATACTGGCTTGCAGAGGACCAGTAGCTATAAGAGTATTATCTGGATGAAAATCCAAATATATTAAAGGGCTAGCTTTAGCTCCATTTAATTCAATTGGGATACCTAAATATTGTACTAAACAAAATAAATGACCTAAAGTTATATAAGTAGTTTTATTTTGGTCTTCAGAATTAGGTATAGATTGTGTAGTTACATATGCATTAAAAAATTCATTACTAATTTTAGCTAATCCATCGTCACCACACTCATCAAAATTACAAATTCTTTGATAAGCATTACCAAATCCAGTTACGTTATCAGGTGGAGTAACTGTTTGATTACCAAAAGTAAAAGGTTCATTAATTGTAGAAACTGCAGGT